TAAGACTGAACTTCATTAGCCACCACTGACTTTATTGTGCTTTCAGACCAGTTCACTCTAGCGATTTCTCTATTATACGCCCTTTGAATATGAAATGAAAGCTCATTTAAAATAAGGGCTGAGGCTGCGCAGTCTTGAGGGCTTAGTTTTTCTATTTGGCCTCTGTCCATGTGCATCATTTTCATGGCGTCTGGATTGCTGTAGCCATTTATAAAAGGAACTAGCCCTATTGATGTCTCGTATTCATCCAGTATTCTGTCCCACTTTTCAAGCTGTTCAGAGGCGGCGCTACGATTCTTTAATTCTGTTTCTCCAGTCATATTCTTCCTCGCTAAAAGGTAGCTCTACAATCCTAATTCCGTTTAATTCACACCACTCTTCTTTTTCTCTGTCTCTTTTCTTTGACTTTGCAAAACCCATCATATTTCCATGATAGTGAGGTATGAACTTATAATGCTGTTCTCCATGAACCTCTACACACAGGCTGTGTAATGGTATATAAAAATCAAGATATAGCACCTCTCCTTTTCTAGGAGCTATGCTCACCTCTTCTATCAGTTGGCACGTTGGAAACATTTCTTTTAGTAAAGCTCTCGCTTTTAAATGATGTTTAGACCTAGGTCTGCTATCATTGTTTTTTACTATATGGCCTTTGATTTTCCATACAGAAGCGTTTCCATCTAAATCAACTACTCTCATATGCCTAAGAAATTGTTTATTGCCTCGACTAGTTTTTTCTTATATTCAGGGTTTTTAATCAGTTCGAGTCTGCACTTCTCAGCACCTTGGAACTTTGGCTTTTCTTCCTCGTCTACAAACTCAAACTTGTACCAAGCGCCCGCCTTTGCTATCAGACCTAAATCAGCGCCTAGAGTTACCATCTCAGTTTCCTCATCAATCCCTGCTCCATAACGAAGATAACTTGAAATCTTTCCTCCCGGAGGCCCTAATGCAGACGTTACAACCTGCCAGTCAATTGTCTGCCCTATCTGTGTCCCTGAAACCTCCCAAGGTGAAAATCTACTTGCTCTCAACTTAACATCGACTTGGTAGGCAACAGCCTGACCTGACTTTTCTTTGAAGGCTGCTCCGTAGCCAGTAGGATTACCCATCAAGTGTGTTATTCCAATTACAATATTTCTATTGACTGGAACCACATTAGCTATCTTACGACAAAATTTTGCTAGTAGCTTTGCTCCATCTGCTCTCTGCATCTTGTCCATGGAAGAAGTTATTTCTGCTTCAGTACACAAAGCAGAATATGAATCTAGAATCACCACACAGCCGGGAACATCATTAATAGTTTTTTCTGCTATGGATAAGTAGTCTTCGGCAGATAGAATCCTGCCCGGCTCTGAGCCAATTATGTGGAACCTCTCTAGGTCAAGTCCGGGTATCCCCTCAAGGTCTCTCTTCTTGAGCCTTCCCTCTATATTGAAAAAATAAACATGTCTACCATCAGGGCAGAGCTCTCCTCCGTACTCCTCTCTTTGGCAGTTTGCGGCAAAGTGTAAAGATGTTGTAGTTTTGCCACATTTGGGCTGTCCGGTAAACGTGATAAAGCTGCCTTCTGGAATTCCTCCTCCAAGAACCAAATTTAGTGCCGGAGAGACAGGAATTACCAGTAGTTCTGAGTCTACAACAGCAGAGCCCGACCTTATAATCCCCTCTCCAAATTGCTTAATAATATCTTTTTCTATTGTGCTAGTCATCTAAATCCCTGAGTTTTCCTAAATTACTTTTCTTAGTTGAGTGAGCTCTCGGTCTTGCTTTAGTGTCTTTTCTGTCTATTTCGACAGAAGGTTTTTTACGCTGCTTTTTCAACTCATTCTCTTGGTATTTTATCAATCTGTCAAGATTTGAATTTCTTAATGAGTAGATTCTGTCAGCTTCTTTAGACTTTAAAGCTTTCATAATAGCCAATTCATCATATATTTTAAGAAGTCCATTTGCAGCCAAAATTTGACTCATATAAGACTTCTTCCACTGAGATTGCTCCCAAAACTTTTGAGGCAGCTCTTTCTTTTCTATACGGGCTTGTCTTTCGCACATGAGCTCTGCCATGTACTGAGCTGCGGTGATGTTTTTACCTTGTGAGTACCTAGAGGGGTATTTTCTACTACTCATCAGGGTTTATTTGTTGGATAGCACCGTTGAAGAATCTTGAGTAAGTGCCCGTATCCCTCGATTCATCTGCTCTTGACGATGCTGCCTCTGTCATTATTGAAACGCCCTTTTGTCTTTTAGCGACTGTCTCGTTGATTATTAAATCTTTAGCTATGATAGGTTTAGGCGTAGAAGTTTTTTTCTTTTTCTTTTTAGGTTTTGCTATCTGATTCGATTTCATTCCTTCAATGTACTTTTGAACCGTTCTTTGTGTTCTGCCAAGCTCATCCGCAATGTCTGAAACACTGATATTGTCCTTGTGCATACCTTCAATAAGGTATTTTTCATTTTTTGTTAGTCTTCCTCTTGCCATTATGCCAACTCTCTTTCTGCATTAGATAACCAAGCTTCATTCTTAGAGTCCAAAAATTTAAGGTATTTATCATAAGCGCTTTTTGAAACTTCCATAAATGACCATTTAGCGCCATACCTATTCAGCTTTGTTTGATTTCTTTCTGAATACATGCCCTGTGGATTATAAAGAGAGCCGTATTTATCTCTCTTAACATAATAGATATCTTGGCCTTCAATGCTAACCTTTTTTGCGTACGCTTTATTGCTAGACTCCTCCACAACTTCAAGGCCGGTTGTGTAAGCAGTCACAACTCTCTCGTCATTTGGGATAGCTGCCGAAGCTTGTTGTTCGGTTTTTGTTGATGAAACAGAGCTTTCCAATTCATTTCTTGTAATCCTAGCCATTTTTCTTTCCTGTTCTTATATAGTTCTTTTTCTGTGTTTCACTCATGTTTTTTATATCTGAAAAGTTAGATGTTTTGTACCAAGGTTTTTCCTGAGTTTTTTTTCTTTTCATACCATCGGGAAGCTTGCTTTCGCTGCTTTTGTAGGCATTGTGTTTTTTATGCATTGATGCCTTCTGGTCAGTGCTCATCCTTGAAGCGTTTGTGTCCGCTAAATGACCTAGAGTCATGCCTCCGCCAGCAACTTTCATAGACCCATGTACATTATCTTCATCGTAGCACCTAATCAATTTATGCTTCTTACAGTTCGGGCATCTTTTTAGCCTTTTATATTCAGAAATCTTTTGGAACACGGAAAAAGAATGGCCACAGCCGCCTTCATCTGTGTCACAAATGTAAGAGTATTCTGGCATTATTGTTCAAGTCTTTCAATAATATTTGGAATAATTGAGTTTCTAATGATATCTTCTTTTTTTAGATGAACAACGCCAACTTTATCTAAGCCGTCAAGTTTATCTAGACAGTTCTGGAACGCACCTTTCTTGAAGTCTGGCAAATCCGACTGTGAAATATCTCCGGTTACTATTAGTTTAGAGTTTTTTCCCATTCTTGTCAAGAACATTTTCATCTGCGCCATAGAAAGATTCTGGCACTCGTCGCCAATTATGAAAGCATTATGAAAAGAACGTCCTCTCATAAAGCCTATCGGAGCAACTTCAAGAGCACCTTCATTCTTCCAAAAAGATATTTGCTCTCTAGAAACATAATAGTTCAACTCATCAAATACAGGAAGCATGTAAGGCTGCAGTTTTCTATCTGCGGTTCCCGGCAAAAAACCAATATCCTCGCCAGCAGACATAACGGGTCTAGTGATGACTATTTTGTCAACTATCCCCTTTTTCATAAACTCTGCTGCACACGCAGCGGCTATGTGTGTTTTTCCACTTCCCGCAGGCCCATCACAAAAGGTTATGTCGTTCTTGTATACTGATTTAATATAATGTTTTTGATTTACACTTTTAGCCTCAAGCTTATTCTTTAGAAAGAGCTTCTTATCTTCTGTGTGTCCGTCTTTAAGATATTTAGGTATTCTTCTTGCCATTAAAAATCGTCTTCTATATTAGCTGATTGATACTCAGTAACCCTAGTCTCAAAAAAGTTTTTGCACTTTTCCAAGTCTATTATCTCGCTCATCCAAGAAAATGGGTTCTTTGAATCTTTGTAGGGAGATTCTATCCCTAAGTTTGTAAGTCTTCTATTAGCAATAAAAGACATATACTCAATGAACATTTCCGAGTTTAGTCCTAAAATTCCGTTTGGTAGTACATCTTTAGCATACTGAATTTCTAATTCCATAGCTTTGTTTATGTGTTGTATCGTTTCTTCTTCAAAAGATTTGGTCCAAACTCTTGGATTGTCTTCTCTGATTCTATTTATCAAGGTTGTTCCAAACTTTATATGTAGGCTCTCATCTCTCAGTGTGTACTGTATTTGTTCACCTATTCCCGGCAATTTATTCTGTCTATTAAATGATAAGAGCATAGCAAAGCCAGAGTAGAAAAATATTCCTTCACATACAACATAATATGTAATCATGTTTCTAAGGAACTCTCTTTTTCCTTCAAGTGTGTTTATATTAAAGTCATTTCTATTTATATCCGTAGATATTTCCATTAGAAAATCATCTTTTGCTTTAATGCTTGGGATAGAATTATAAGCTTGGTAAACTTCATCAATATCTAGATTTAGTGAGTCACAACAATAAACCACCGTAAGGTTATGCAGGCTTTCTTCGTAGGCCTGACGGAGTATGTACTGACGGCATTCAGCGTCTGTGACAAACTTGAATATTGATAGAAGCAAGTTATTTGCGACTAATGATTCACTGCCAGCAAAAAACCCAAGACACCTCTTGACCACGAGCTTTTCTTCTTGAGACAAAGTGTTTGATTTCCACTGCTCAATGTCTTTAGCCATAGACACTTCTGTTGGCATCCAATTATTTGCTGCACTGTCTATAAATAAATCCCAAGCCCATTTATTAGTATGTGGAAGGATTTGATTCACTACAGCAATTTTATCTGATATAATTTCTTTGCTTTTTTTCATTACTGACAACTCTCACAATCTGGATTATCTATAGAACAGGCTTTAACGGCACTTAAGTCTTCTTCTACAGTTTCATCGGTTTTTATTTCTTCTACTGTTGATTTTTCTACTCTTGTAGCTGATTTACTCCTGAGATAATATGTAGTTTTCAAACCCTTTTCCCAGCAATAATTATACATGTCGTTTAGATATTTAAGGCTAGTGCCTTTATTATAAAGATTAAACGATTGCCCCATATCAATCCACTTCTGTCTTGATGCCGCTGCATCTACTAGTGTTTCATAATTTACATCAAAAGCTGTCTTGAATCTAGATTGGATTTCTTCGTCTAAATCAATTGCCAAAACGTCTCCATCGGCAGACTTCAACGCATCGACTAATTCTTTGCACCAAATGCCCTTCTTCTTTGCTAGCTCTACAAAATGCTCATTTATCATAGTGAACTCTCCACTAAGAGTAGAATATACAAATAACACTGAGTAGTCTGGCTCTATGGATTGGCTACATCCTTGTATGTAGGATATTGTTGCTGTAGGAGCTATAGCCATGACGTTTGAGTTCCTCATCCCATTCTCGGCTATATGGTCCCCCCT